TGAACCTCCTTCTAAAACCTTAACAGCAACTAATGTATTTCTATTTTCAGTTTTAAACTTGTGAATACCACTTGCAGCAGTATCTGTTGATAATCCAACTGTGTTTATACCTGTTGTTCCAAATAAAGCATCTGTTTGTGTGTTAAAGATTCTAACAGTAGATGGATTTATACTCCTTACATAATATGGTGCACCATCTGAAAGTGTGCCATTAATTTTATTTTCAAGATCAAAAGCAGTTCCAATACCTATTGGTTGATTATTATTTGCACTATAGTATACTAATTGTCCATCAAGTAGATTATGATTTGATTGGAACGTAATTGTTTCATTTACAATGTCAACACCACCATTGAAGAATACATCTCTACTATCAAATAACAGTTCTCTATTCCTATCACCTAATATTGGTTGTAGTACACATCCACTTCCATTACCACCTGTTAATGAAATACTTTGTACTGCTTCAATATCAAACTCTTGAGGGTCAACAAATACCTCTTTAACAGTTCCCTGAACAATCGGTTCAGCAGCTGCTCCAACACCTGTAGAACTTGTTTCAATACCAATTACTGGTGGTTTTAAAACATCATAACCTGAACCAGAGTTTAAAAGGTCAACAGACTCTAATGAACCAAAATAGATTTGATTATCTGAAATAGGTGATCGAATCTGAACACCATTTATTAGTATACCAATGTCGGTTGTAGGTATTTCTTGTGCAGATGGAACAAATAAGTTTTGAGATAAAGGAAATGTTCTTAAAATTTTATCTGCTTCTAGAGTTCTACTTGCATGAGCTTTTAATACAAACTTATGGACATCAGTTGTTGATGTTGTTGGTCCAACTTGAACTGTGCTTGCAGTTCCAATTTGTGCTGTTGAATTGAATAATCTGATTTGAGATATGTTTTGATTAGCACCTGGTATCACAGGATCAACATAATATGTTCTACCAGTATCCAATCCAATTAAACTACCACCTTCTGGTTGATATATGATAGCATCACCTTGAATAAATTTAATATCTTGGCCAGGTGGTGGAGTAAATTTTATAAAACTGTATAATTGATTTAAGGGATTATATCCATCTAAACCCACTTCTGTACTACCAGTCAGTGTTTCTTCAATTATATTTTGTGTTATATCGTAACTTGGTAGAGAGTTAGATGCAACATATCCATCTTGGTTTCCATCTACGTAAACACTTAGAGTATCTGCAATTATATTATTATTACCTTGGGCAAGTGTAACACCTGTACTGTTTACCTTTTCTACTATTCTTCTAATATCATAATGTTGTCCTGATTGAGGTGTAAATCCAGCAATGTTTGTTGCATTGATTTGATTTAACGTAACATCAATACTACCAACCTGACCACTTCCAGCAATAACTTGTTCGTTTCTTTCTAATATTTCAAACCTATCACCTTCCTTTAAATAAGCTTTGTCAATTTTTGTTTTTAATTTAAAAGTTGAACCTGTTATCTCAACTTCAAATCTTGATGCTGTATTATAAATCCATGAATTTGCAAAAATTTGTTTATAATTATTACCATCATTTTCTATTTTTTCACCAAGATTTTTAACGAATAAGTTTTCTTGTTCATTAATTAGAGTAATATCAGTAATTGGTACTAATTCTGATAGCACACCAGTGATTCTTAAATCAACTCTCTTAGATAGATCACCATTTTCATATCCAAATATGGTTTCATCTGAACGTAAATCTGTTGCAGTATTAATACCAACACCTACTCCTGAACATCCGAAGAACTGATTAATTGATTTTGATGTATAATTGATTGATGAATTGGCACCAGCAATGATAGTTCCTGTTGTTCCAAACCCTACAGTTGAATCAACATCAATTATTGTTGCATTAGCACTGACTCCACCAACAACTTTTGTCTTACCTGGTACTGTAAATACACCTTCAATTAGATCACGATCACTAAATCCAACAAATAATGCAATTTTATAATAATTTTTTCCCTCTCTTTTTATTATTTCAACTTCAGATACTGATGCATTAGTGTTTATATCAGTCGATTTGAAAATTGTTTGACCAGTTAGGTTTTGTGGTTCACCAGTTGGTGTTATTAAATCAGCAACAACTACTTCACGACGTATAAATTCAGCACCTGATGGTTTTATTAAATTACCTTCTAAGTCAATTATCTTTGAATCTACACCATATAATACTTTAAATAAAATTCTGATTGATTCTTCAACACCTTTTGACTGATAAAACGAACGAGCAAATTTTATAAAATTACCAACATCTAAAGTTGTTGCAAAATCATTATTTTCTAAACCTGGTAAAAATGTTTTCTTTAATTTTTTAAAGAATTCTTGTAAAAATAAAACAGATAAATTTTGAAGAGATGAATTTTCAGTATGAGATACTGCAGTAGTTTGACTGAATTGTAGTTTCTCACGATTTATTTCAAGTAAAGATGATGATACACCTACGTTATATCCTGTAATTCCACTGAATCCTCTTACACAACCTGTAAATGTAGTTGATGTAATACCTGTATAAGTTATTATTTCATCGTCTATCTTAAGTAATCCATACTCTCTTGGAAAACCTTTTGTACTTGGAACAGTTATTGTAGTGTCGGATGAAGATATTGCAGATGAAAGTGTTGTAATACCTACGACAACTTCAGGAACTAAATTATCAGACTTTAAGTATTGATCAAAATTATTAATTAAATCACTAACACCACCTTGAAACTCTTGTGAATGATAATATTGTTTTAAAAATTCAGTAGCATTTGGAAAATCAGATACCACAAACTCAGGTAACTGATTCTCAATAATTGTATTGACTTGTATTCTTTTGTCAATTTGTGACATAAATTATTTCCTCTCTAAATCTCCATTAGAGTAACTAGAGGTATAGTAATCTCTTGTAAACACAACACCTGAAACATCTTCACCTGAAGCAATTACATCCTTAACAGTATTTATTGTGCTACTTGATACATTAAAATTGAGATATAAATCCTTCAATCCAACTACATCATTCGATTCAGGGAATGCCTGAACTTCAATAATATTATTTTGTCTCTGTGTTGATGTTATATTAATAGTATTCAAGATGACCTCACCCTTCTTATAATCAACTACACCTGCATCTTTAACAATAACTCTCTGTTCATTCTTATTATTTTTAGAAACTACTGAAAGTGTGCCCATATTACTGCCATCTAAATCACCAGATATATTTTTATTTGGAACATCTGTAATATATGCAGTATCAGTAAACCCTTCAATTGTAAATCCAGTGCTCTTTATATTATATCCAGCAGCATTAATATTAAATTGATTACCAAAACAAAGTTCGTACTGTGCAAATTGATTCAATAATGCCTTTAAATCTCTTCTAACAATAACTTTAGTAATGTTTGATGTAATAGCGTTATCAACACGGTCAATCAATGTTCCAACTTTACTGTATTTGAACCTTCCTCCAAACTTATTAATCTCTACATTATTTGCATATGAATTTAAAGCACTAAGAATTCTACTTCTTAATGTTATGTCTGATGGGAATTGAGATGGGTTGTAATATATGTTTGAATTTATTTCCACATATAGTACCTTTAAGTCAACTATTTCTGAATTAATACCAGCAATAGCGTAGTTCTTTAATTTATTTTTGATTTGTGATTTGTCAAAATCTGATACAAACGTACCATTTTTTGGTTTGATACTGATTTGAACTTTACCAAACTGTGGTGGATCTAATTCTTCTCCACCAATTACAGCAACTGACTCAGTGCGAGGGAAAATATTTTGAATTATTGCCTCATAATCTCTTGGTGTAACTGCTCTATATTGTGCTGAGTAGAGTCTTGGTGCAAAATACTTAATAGAAGACACATCTTCAACTTCAGCTCCATTAGAAGCGTTTTGTATGGTAGTTACATTAATAGTATCAGATGGTGTGAATAATGTATTATCACTCTTTGTGAATGAACCTTGGAAACTAAAATTAGATGCTCCATTACCAGTCTGTCCATCAGTTACAATAAATGTTGCAGTGATGATCGAATTATTCTCTAGTTTTCTTCCAAAATAACCATCTCCAAATAATATCTCATATTTTTCATCTTGTACTTCTTGTGCAAGGAATATTTCAGAGTTTTTATCAATATTCAATATATTATCAATCATACGATAATTACGTCCTAATCCTGTATCAGCAGGTCCTGAGACATAAACTCTTAAAGTTGAACTATCAATGTTTGGACTATCAATAATATATCTTTGTTTTGCTGATGTATCAACACGATATGTTCTTCTTAGAAAAGTTCCCTCATGCACAGTGATTGGATCATCAAATTGTGCAAAAGATGTTCCACCGATGTCGATAACTCTTGTTGAGGTTATAACATCTGGAATTGAAAAGCGATATGTTGTATTCTCTGAATTACCTACACAAACAAGTCCAGCACTGAGTTTTAAGAACTTTGTAGTGCTATCATTTGTTGCTCCGACATTTATATCACTAAGTCGAATTGTTGCTGTTGCAGCCGTTTTTGAGCGGGGTACATAACCAATATTTCTTGCAAGTGATACTACGTTTTCACGAACTGTTGCAGAGTCTAAAAAGGATTCGTTAACGACTAAATTTGCGTTAAATGCATTGATATAGGTATTATAGGCAAGAGTATCAATTAATACTGAAAAGTTAGAACCCTCAAAGTCAAAATCACTGAAATTTGAGTTTGAACGGAGAAAATCTTTAATTTGTGCTTTGATTTGATCAAAGTCTAAACTTGTAAACTGTGTAAAGGGCATATTATCTCGATGGTTCTAATATGAATGTGAATGACTGAGGTGCAACTTCCAATCCTCTTATCTCAAAAAGCACTTTTACTTCAAAACTATTACGATCAGGGATAGCAACAACTTCAACACCAACATCTCCAACTCTTGGTTCAAAAGCTCTGATAGTATCACGCACTTGATCTTCAATTATGTTGACAGTTTGCCTTGAAAAGTTCTCAAATAGAGTATCACGTATCTCAGTACCTAAATTTGGTTGAAAAAATCTCTCTGTAGGTATTGTTTCGACTAAATTTCTTACTGATCTTACGATTGCTCGCTCATTTATGAGTACAGGAAGGTCTTTCGTTATCGGATGTGGTGAGAACGACAGACTTATATCCTTAAATGCTCTTGATTTGCGGGTAATCGACATTATTAATGCTTTTAGATTTATTTATACCCTATCTTGCATGATCATTCATCACATAGTCATCAGTATCGAAGTAATTGAGTATCCATAATGCTACACTGCGTGGATTTTTGCTTCCACAAGTGAAAATATCGATTGCTACACACCCTTTTTCTGGCCAAGTATGGCAAGAAAGGTGA